GGGCATGAACGACGCGGCGCTCTTCTCCGACCGGCTGTTGGTCAGCGTGGGCGCCGGACTCCTGGCCGTCGATTACATTGCCGGCAACGAGCGGAGCGCGCGAGCATGGCAAAAGCAGGCCCTGGCTACCATCGACATGGATACCACCGATTGCTGCCTGCAAGTGCATGGCCAGGTGCAGGCGCTTAACGACCCGTTTCACCTGACCGGTACGCCGCGCTTCGCCGACTACATGCAGCGCGAGCCGTTCCACTGGAACTGTAGGACGGACGTTGCGATTTACCTGCCTGAGCTGGAGGAAGTGGCTCTACCGACGAAAGAGCTACGAGCCGATGCCAGGGCAGAGATGGCGAGTAGATAATGCATCATTTAGTTTATCCATTGATCCCCGTGTCGGACACGTAAAAAACGAAGGGAGAAGAGCATGACAGTTCCAAACACAACACCGCCGCCGGCCGCTGACCCCGCCGCGCCGCCCACGCCGCCGCCGGGCGCAACACCGGGCGCGCAAGATGTGCCACCACCAGCCAGTTGGGAAGAAGTATTCAATCATCCTCGCTTCAGGGAACTCAATAAGCGGGCAAAAGAGGCTGAAGCCCAACTGTCCAAGCTTGCGGACGAACAGAAAAAGGCCGACGACAAACAAGCGGCCGAACAGGGCAAATGGCAGCAATTGGCGGAGCAACGCGAGGCGGAGCTCAAGGCCGAGAAATTGGCCCGCACGCGCCTCGAAATCGCCGCCAAAAAGGGCATCCCGACTGACCTGGCCGGGCGCTTGCAGGGCGATACGCCCGAGGCGCTCGAAAAGGACGCCGACGCGCTGCTCGCCTTCCTGAAGCCGCCCACCGGCCCCGGCGTGCCGCCGGCCGGCAGGGGCGGGGCGGCCAAGCCGCTGGACCTGAGCAACATGACGGCGGAACAGGTCCGCAAGGCGATGGAAGGCAAGTCGGTTAATGAGGCTTTAGAAGCGGCTGGTTAGCCGCCCGCTCCTCGTGGTCGTAGCACGAAAAAAACGAAGCGGAGCGCAAGTAAGCAACAAACTTAATACACGAGGAGATTCAAAATGGCAAACATCCGAACGACCGAGCTGAGCGTCAACATCGCGACTATCGTCGCGGCCCAGGCGCTCGGCTATCTCAGGGCCAACACCGTGCTGGCGCGCCTGGTCAACCGCGACTATGACGACGAAGTAGCCAGTTTCGGCCAGACTGTCACCGTCCCCATCGGTGGCACGCTTTCCGTCAACGACAAGGCCGGCAACGCCGTCGTGACGCTCCAGACCCCGACCGCCACCAGCGCGACTGTGACGCTCAACAAACACAAGGAAGTCTCGTTCTTGATCGAGGACATCGCCCGCGCGCTGGCGCGCGCCGACTGGCTGAACGTATATGCCTCAGACGCCATGGCGCACCTGGCCGAGCAGATCGACGACGACCTGGCGGGACTGTACTCAGGGTTTTCCCAGACCGCAGACGCCACCACGGGCCTCACCGAAGAGCACTTCCGCGAGGCGCAGCGGCTGCTGAACGCGGCCAAAGCGCCGCAGGCGCAGCGCTACGCAGTGCTGCACGAGGACGCCCAATTCGAGGCGCTGGGCATAGAGCGGATCATCAACCGCGACTATGCCGAGGCGCTGGGCCGGGCCGCGGCTTCGTCCTTCCTGGGCCAGTTCATGGGCTTCGATCTGTTCATGGACCAGATGGTCAACGTGGCCGCCGGGCAGGCCAAGAACCTGTTTTTCCAGCGCAACGCGATGGTGTTCGTCACGCGGCCGCTGCCCCCGGCTCCGGATGGCGCCGGCGTGGTGCAGACCACCATGTCGGAGGACGGCATCGGCCTGCGCGTGACCATCAGCTACAGCGCGGACTACCTGGGCGTGCAGGTGACCATCGACGTGCTGTATGGCGTGGCCGAGCTTCGAGATTCGCACGCCGTGGTGGTTTCAACGCAGGAAATCTAGAATGGTGACAGCCGGCCCGGCCGGCCGACGAGATCCTGTCAACAGTCACCACTAAAAACGTAAGGAGAGTCTCATGATCAAGCGACACAATTCCGCGATCATCCTGGCCATCTGCGCCGTCGTGACGGTGGCCCTGCTGACCCTGCCGGCGCTCTTCGCGCCGGCCGCGTTGCCGGCAAACGCCGCGCTGGCGCCCACGCCGGTGGCCAATCTGGTAGAGAATGGGCCGGCGACGTATTTCAGCTTCCAGCCGGCGACGGCCATCGCGGCCGATACCAACACGTCGGCGCGTGACATCCGGGGCTTCAACTCGCTCGACGTCCAGTACGTGATCGATCACGGCACAGTCAACACGTCTACACTGACCGTGCAATACTCGATCGACAATTCCAACTGGACGGACGGCGCGGTCCTGGTCAGCGCCAGCGCGGCCGACGGCAACGGCTTGGTGGCGCGCATCCCCGCGTTTGGGCGCTACATGCGCATCAACCAAAACCTGACCAACACCAACACCATCACTATCACACTGGTGGCCGTGGGTAGGTAAATCCAGCACCCGGGCCCGCGTGGGCCCGGGTGTAAGGAGATGAGGACACATGGCAGAAAAGAAAACGACCCAACCCAAATCCAAGCACCAAGGCGTCAAAGGCGCGTACTACATCGTCAACCCGGCCGGCGCCGTGCACTCGGTCACCCGCGAACATGCAACCACACGGCTACAGCAAGTCGGCTACCGGCTGGCGACGGACGAGGAGATCGAGAAATTCAAGAGCTCGAAGATCCAACGCGCCGGGCGGCCCATCGCCGAGCCGTGGTCACCCGTCCCGCCCGAGCCGCCCGAAGTGCCAGAGACAGAGGAATAGCCGGCGATGGCCGACGTGCGCAACGCGCTTTCCAACGGCCGCTTCCTCCAGGACCTGGCTAACTGGGTGGCCAGCGGAGCCGCCTACAGCGCCGGCGACGGAGACGACCATTACGGCGTGGCCGTGCTCTCCACCGGTGGAGACTACGTGGAGCAGACGTTCAGCGTGGCCCATGCCCGGCTGTACAGCCTGCACATCGCGGTCAAGGCCATCGGCAGTTCCCTGAGTGGCAGCCAGGCCACGGCGCGCATCGTAGACGGCAACGGCAACACAGTGTTGACGCAGGCCCTGACCGGGACGGCCGACACCTGGACGGAGACTACCTACAGCATCGGCCTGGCGCCGGGCACAACCTACACCCTGCGCATCACGAACGCCAGCGCCGCCGGCGACGTGCGCATCGACGACGTGTGGCTCTGGTGGGTGCCTCTCTCGCGGGCACAAGTCGCCGCGCGCGTGCATGCCAAGCTGGCCCGCCTGGCTACGGAACGCAGCCTATCGACCACGCCGGCCGGCGCGCTGACCGAGGGCGACTATACCTACGCGGTGGACGCCGGCCTGCGCAGCGTGGGCGCCATCGACCCGGAGACCGACCTGCCCGACGTGCGCTGGCTGGACGCCGCCATGCTCGACACGGCGCTGGACGCCGTGGAGCTGGAGATGCTGGAACGCCTCCAGCGTGACTACGCGGTGGCCGTGGATACTACGGTCGGGCCACGCAGTGAGCGCCTATCACAGATCGCGGCGGCCATCGCGGCCCTGCGCGGCGGGGTGGGCGGCAAGGGCGGCGGCGGGGGGCGCATCGTCATGCGCAAGCTGAGTCACAAGGCCGAAGACTATGAGTTTAACTAGCTTCATGACGGCGACGTGCACTCACAAGAACAACCCGACCGGGGCCACGCTCGCCACGGTGGCCACCGGCATCGCCTGCACACCCATCGACGCGCTGAGCCAGACGGCCGCCGTGGCCTACCCATTCGAGAAGGTCTTTATGATGCGCCAGGCGTTCACCAAATACACGGCGTTTCAGCCGGGCGACTATCTCGTGTCCGGCTCTACGACCTACGCGATCAAGGCGGTGCACTTCTACGCCGCGCAGGGGTCGATGGACGCCTACTATCATCTCATCTTGGAGCAGCAACTTGGCAGCTAATCGCGTGATCGTCATCGGCCTGGACGAATGCATGGAGGCGCTGGGGGATGTAGCCAACCTGATCGAAGACATCCCGGACATCGTACCCATCATGCTCGAAGAGGATATGCTCAAATTCGTGCACATCCTGACCGGCTACCTATCGTCTACCATCTACCACAAACACGGCTTCGCCGGCGCGTCGGCCCCCTACGCCGGGTATGAGGCCGACCGGGGCGACAAGCTGGCCGGCGGCCCTGGCGCCGGGCATGATTTCGCGCAGCGCGCGATTGATGCTTTCGACGTGGAGAAGCTGGCGGATAGGATTGTGGATCCGTTTTAAGGAGGAACTGCATGGCATCACAATTGGCATTAGAGCGGGCAGCGCAAGCATGGTGCAAGCCAACCACAGAACATCTTGAGATGATTCCAGAATTGGCAGAGGCATTCGCAGAGATCCTTGACGACGTTTGGTCAAAACCCTGGCTCGGCAACGCCTCAACTGAGGAATTGCTCGACGAATTGAAAGCGCGGGCAGGCGTGAACGGCACGTTGACTTATAGCACCGCCGGGGCTGCCGAACAACGAAAGCAGCAGGAAGTCCATAGAGGTTAGATGGCATCCACCCGCCAGGCCGTCCGTGAGCAGCTCGCCAGTCTCTTTACCACCCGCGCGGTCTTCAACGCCGTGCACGCCTACGCGCCGCTGGATTTGCAAGGCTTTACCAAGGTGCTGATGGTCTACTCTTCGAGCACGCGCCACGAGCAGTTTAGCCAGCACCTGGCCAACAACTTCTACACGTTCGTGCTGGATGTGATGGTCAAGCGCGCCAGTGGCGAAAACACCGAAGACGTGCTCGATGCGCTGCACGAGGAGATACGCGACTTCGTGCGTGACAACCAGGGCGATGCGACCTGGGACTATCTCGAATTGAATGAAGTGAGTGACGCCTACTTTGCAGAGGTATCGGGCGTCCCATATCGCGGCGAGCGGCACCCGCTGACCGTGAAAGTTTCTGGTTAAGGAGCAACGGCATGACATCACGAGC